GCAGCGCGAGCCTTGGCCTTTTCGCCATTTGGATCCTCTTGGGTGCTCTTGACCTTACGGACGAGCTTGGTGAGGGCCTTGACATCAGCGCGGAGAGCGGCAATTTCAGCTTGGATAGTTTCAAGAGACATTATATCTTTTCATGTAACTTAATCTTTAAGTCATGAAAACTAGCACAAAACCTAACGCAATTAATAGCAAAATTAAAAATATATAATACTCCTTTTTAGTGCTATTATTTGTTTGTCTCTCTATAATCCTAAATGGTTCTCTAGATTCTACACCAGGTGTCTGACCAGGGCACCCACCTGCACAACATTCATCTTCTGGACATGCTGCGACGTATTGACCCCTCCTCACACCACAGAACTGATACTTCTTTGGATCAGTTGTATCCGAGTATGCGTAACATCTACATTCGTCAATGATACTACAGACCATATTATTATGTGACAATATAATAATGGACACTGAAATTTATTCAGAAGCTGTGATCAACAGGTTCATGAAGAAAAATTTATTCTTCAATGACCCACTTCTTGAGAAATATTACAATACAGATAACCTCACTGCATTCAGGAAGAGGGTACACAGAGTTCATGGCAAAGAAAGTTTTGAAAAGATGGTATATGCTGTTGTGACTGATTCTGTTCGAGATATCATACTTAAGACAGCCGCAGAACTTTCAGAATTCCTCAAACCAATGGGTGACTTGGTTGTCTCTGGAGGTGAAGCATTCAACTTATATTTGGACAGAGCAGATCGCCTCGTGACGAGCGATATAGATACAAAGTTTATTCCCATCATCCCATATGACGACAAATACTTTGGTAAACTTCAAGCTATCAAACTTTTACTTTGGAACAAGTTGGGCGAAATCTCAAGGCGTATCAATATGAAAATCAAGCAGCGTCTCTCCCAAAAGACTAAATTGAGTCGATTCATTGGTTTGGGTTTTTCGGAAAAGGGTCCATATGTGACACGACGCTATCTCCTTATTAAAAAGAAGAAGTCTCAGCGTGGTGGTGAACCAAGTAAAGGTGATGTTTTCATTGATGTAGAACTCTTTGCCCTCGATCTCAATCTTCGATATTTCTCAATTGAGAAGGGAAAGATTACACAGGAAGTTCTCGGTGGTATGTTGGACATTCCATTCATGAGACCCAAAGAGTTTGGATACGAAGCCATTCAGTCAAAGAAGCAGGGTGTCACATACAAAAACAAAGATACAGGTGTAATGGTCCACGACAAGCGCCTATATGTGGCAGGAAAGCGTTTCCTCCTCGACGATGTATATCTTATGCAAAAGTTAGGTCTTCGCCCAGAGAAAAAGGAAAAGGATCGACAACGTATGTACAAACTTTCAAAGATGATCACAAAAGGTGCAAACGTCAGACCAACTGATAACATCAATACAATTTATAACCACACCCACAATAAGATAAAAAGTGTTCGTTTTGCCCCAAAAAGAAAAGGTAACGTCAATATGTCCCTCGCAGCCAAAGTGGATCCAATGCGATACAAGGAGTTTACAACCAAACCCCGGGAAGACCGTCTCTCCAAGCAGCTTGTCTATGGTGTAAAGACCTCCGTACCAAACGTAAACATACCAGGATATGCAAAAACCCACGGAAATCAACGTTTCAATCTCAATAAACAAGAGTGGGTCAAGAACACTTCAAAGTCATATGTAAAGAATGAATACAACTACAGACCAACTACAAGTAAAAACATTCCAGCCACAATTGACTACACCAAGTTACTGTATGGATACAAACCCGTGCGTGATAAATGGATTCCTCGTCCAATTATAAAGAAGGCTGCTATGATACCATTTGTTGGTTTAAAGAATTGAGACACAAATTATATATAATGTTGTATAACGCCCCAGCTAAAGGTGATGATGGACTCTATTTTGTAAAGGCTCTCGCTGATTCTAAGCGTAAGTGCCTCGTTCAATTGAATGGCGTAAAGGTTGTCGATGTTTCAGGAGACGTTATCCTTGATCTCAATTCCGAATCCAATGCCAAGAAGATCGAAGATATTGATGCACTCAACCTTGATTCAGCGAATGAAAACTGCGAAGCCTGGTTTGGAAAAAAGCTTTCCGAGAATGTCATTAAGGGTGCTTACACACCCAGTACTGCCGATGGTCAACTTACAGGAGAACGCATTGAAGTCACCCGTGTTTTCAATGCTCAACAAGAACAAATTGAGTTTGACAGTGTTCAAGCCGGTAAGACTTGTGATGTCATCCTCGAATTTGCCGGACTTTGGTTTGCAAAGAAATCTTTTGGTCCATCTTGGAATGTTGTCCAGGTGAGAGTTCACCCAGACCCAGTCTTGGACACATACCCAGAAGAATATGCTTTCGTGGATGAGGAATAAAAAAATTGTTGATCATATATAAAAGATGATGAAGAAGGGTCGTACTCAAAACCTCGCGATGTTGGCTGCTGTCGCCGTGTTGGTCTACTTGCTCTTCACTATGAACAAGAAGTCTGCTTATTCCATTCGTGAACGCGAATACTCCATGATCCCAGCGGCGCCATCTGCGGCTGGTCCATCTGCCGGTCCATCCAAGAATGGTTGTGGTATGGACCAGGGCGTTGGGTTGGCGTCTTCTCTCCTCCCACGTGAAGTCGCTTCCGCGGAAGACTTTGGTCAGTTTGCTCCAGAAGACATCCTCGCTGGTCAAAACTTCCTTGAGCCACGTCAACAAATTGGTTTCCCAGAAACTGTTGGCGGTGCTCTCCGTAACGCGAACCAACAAATCCGATCTGAACCACCAAATAGCAAGGAACCATTTGTTTGGAACAACTCTACCATCGTCCCAGACGGTATGATGCGTTCTTTGTGCTAAATATCACTTAAAGATTAGATCTTAGCTTTATGTAAATAATGTCAGTACCTAACGAACTTTCTGAGAGTGTTTCCAAGCTCGTGGAACTCTCTAAACAACTCACTGAAGCGAAATCTGATATCAAAATCCTAACCCAAGAAGAAAAGCGCCTCAAAGAACAGGTTAAGAAGCATATGGTTAACCAGGGTATTGATACAATTAACCTCAGGAAAGGAAAAATCAATCTGCGAAAGTCTGTCCGTAAAGGAAGTATGAACAAGGAGGCTATCCGAGAAGGTCTCCTCAAGTTTTTTGGTGGAGATGAAGCCAAATTGGAAGGGGCGCTTAACGCCATCCAGGACACAATTAAAGTAAAAGAGTCTACAACTCTCTCGTTAACAGGGATAAAAGATAAGCCCTCAAATGAAGATAAGTAATAACGATGGTTTGGAGTCAATACGTATACGAAGCGACAGCTGGTTTTGATGCTGATCCAAGTGACGAAGAAGAATTCGAAGATGATATTCATCTCAGTGTTGAAGATTGGCAAATCAAATACTCAGATGAACTATGGGATCTATGGGATATTATGCAAGAACTCATCAGAGATGCTTTCTTAGAGCATAATTTGATGACAGAATGCACATTCTCTGATTTTGCTGAATTTTGTTACAACGAACATAACGATGATTCACACTATATATTCATTCCATACGAATCAACGTTATCTTATATTTGGGGTCACATTCAAGACTATATAGATGCTTTAGGTCTTCGTGGCGAATTCATGGTCGGGGCAACATATGACAATTGGGTTAGGTTCGCCGTTGAACACACCAGGGAAAAAAGTATCACTATATATTAACCATGCTTCCAGATATTACCTCCCAAAAAGTTGCGATTCCAGCTGCCCTTTTTTTGGCTCTCAGCCCCGGCGTTCTCTTGACAACCGCGGGCAAAAACGTCAAGTTTATGAACCGAAAGACCAGCCAATCCGCTGTTATGTTCCACGCGCTCGTGTTCTTCCTCGTCTACAGTCTCATTGCCAAGGCGATGGGTCTCGTGTTGACCAAGACCGACTTGATCGTGACCACTACTCTCTTCTTGGCTCTCAGCCCAGGTCTTCTCTTGACCATTCCACCAGGTTCTGGCGGACTTCTCCGATCCGGTCAAACCAGCCTTCCAGCGGCTTTGACCCACGCGATCGTGTTTGCCTTGGTCTTCGCGCTTTTGCGTCGT